CAGCACTTGCAGTATCGCCTTTCGCACGAATAATACCTTGTACTGTTAAAGGGGTGCTTGGCGAAGTCGTGCCAATTCCTACGTTTCCATTTGAAGCTATACGCATTCTTTCATCTCCTGAATGTGTACCAAATCTAATTAAATCAGCAGCACCACCATCATCCCCATAAGTGCCTATAAATGTACCATTAGAAAAATGTCCTATATTTAAATAACCATCTCCTGCTGTGCCTGTAGATAATTTAATTTGATTACTTGCTAAAGCTACTTCAACCTGTCCTGCAAAAGTCGCACCTGTACCTGTTATGTTTAATCTTTCAGCAAGTACATTATTATGTTTTACATAAAAAATCATCTTATCATTCAAACTAACTTGGTCAGTTTCAACCACTTCTATTCTACCTAATTCATTAACTGTAGAATACGTTGAGTTTTCAGTAAAGAAACCGACTCCTACTCCAAATCCATTTGCTGTTGTTCCAGATGATAAACTTTTTAAATCAAGAACATTAACAGAATCATTTGTTGTTGAGCTTGTGTTTTCAATTGTAACATCACCTGTAACACTAACACCTGTACTTGTTGTTTCTAATTTTTTTGAATTATCGTGATATAACTCTACTGCGCCATCTTGAATAACAAGAACACCATTTTCACCTGTTTTCGGTCTTAATGCTATTGCACCACTTGCTTGTTCAATTACAAGTGAACCTGTGCTATTTTGTAAAAAAGTATTTCCTGAGCTGTGATATATTTCTAAGTCATTACCAGTCCCAAATCTTGCCTTAGCATCATCTATAAAATCAATTCCACTTGATGTGTTATTGACTGATATTTTTGTAGCACCTGTTGTGTTACCTATTGCTAGTATTTCAGCTAAAGTATCTACTGTATCTATTTGAGCATCTACATAAGCCTTATTTGCTGCATCTGTACTTGCTGAAACTGTATCTATGCCTTGTATTCTTCCTGTACCACTTAAAGTTATATCTCCACCACTTACTGTTATATCGCCACTAAAAGTTGCATTGTTACCAGAAATAGCAATAGGCGCATCTGTTAATGTATCAGAATCTTGCCACATTACTACATCATTAGCAGTACCACTACCATCAATAGTACCTGTATCATTGTCAATCCAGTTCGTACCAGTACCTGTTGAACTTAATATTTGTCCACTATTACCTGCATCACCACTTGAATCTTTAATTACACCATCAACCTGTAAATAACCACTTACTTCAAGATTACCTGTTATGTTTACTCCTGTACTTAATGTTTGTAATTTAGTAGAACCTTGATGTTGTAAGTTTATATTTGTGTTTGCAGTAATATCTAATTGTCCGTTAATAGCATTTATTTGTCCGCTTGTTGTGTTTGTTAATATTCTTAGATCAAAATCATCACTAAACGGACCTTTAAGGTCAATTATAGCACCAGAAGGACCTCCTAATTCAACTTGAGCAAAACCACTTGCAGCTTCTAATTCTATGTCACCTGTAAAGCTTGCTGATGTTGCTTCTAAAGCACCAATAACCAAACCTGCTTTTGTATAGCCTGTTCCGCTTTTGTTTACAGTAGTTGTAGGCTCTGTTTGTAAATCTTTGAATAAATGAAACTTTGCATCACTTGCATCTCTAAATAATCCTGCATATAAGTCTAATGATCCTGATGTGTCATACACGCCATAGAAACCTAAATCTACTGCGTCACTAGAGGTATTATCAGATCCTACAATAATTAAAGGATCTTTTACTGATAAAGTATCTGTATCAACAGTTGTTGTTGTACCCTGTACTATTAAATTACCAGTGACTGTTAAGTTACCACCTAGTTGTGAGTTACCTGATACTTGAAATGTAGTTGTCGGTGTAACACCAACTCCTAACTTTGTAGTAGATAAAAATAAAGGTGAATCATTACCAAGACCATCAGTAAGTCTTTTTGCAGTTGATGTTAAGTTATCATTATCTGTTACCTTTATTAAAGCATCAAAAGTTTGACTAATAAAAGTTCCTGTAAGAGTAGTACCCATATTTATATTTTTTTATTTACGTTTTGTTTTGGTAAAACCTTTTCTATAAACGTTTTAAGTTTTATGATATTTTTTTCCTTAGGCTTATATGTTAATTTTTTCACAAGACCCAACTATTAAAGTTCTCATTTTTATCAGGATACATACCGTCATCATTAGCTGCAGTATACTCAGGAAACAAATTACTATTTTGATTTATAAAATCTAAGAATCTTCTTGTATAAAATTCAGCTTTATCTCTTGAGCTATCTACAAGTGATTTAATCTCTTGCATCGAAGGAGTCTCTGAAGACTCGCTTCGATGTCTAAATACACCACCGTTAGATACTTGATAAGATGCAAACATATAATAATCACTTTGAGCAAACCATATTAACATTGGTGTAATATATTTATCTAGTAAATTTTTATAATTAGAGTTTGCATTTTGAGTAATCTGACCATTTGTAATTAATGTTTCTATTTTCTCATATAGTTTTGTTCCAAGATAATTTTGTATATGTATATCTTGAGCAACCTCTACAAATTGTATAAACTTATCGGCATCTACTGCTCCACCGATAATTGATTTACGTCTTAAATCATTCGTTGTTATGAACAGTGCCTTCATCTTCTTTTGTTTTAAATAAGTTCTTAATTCTATCTATAGCTGATAATTTCTCACCAGTCTCTTCTTCTCTTTTGATCTTAGTCTGAATATTATCTAATTCTGTAAACTCTATTGGCTGTAAAGTAACAAAGTACAAATTGAGTTCAATATTATTAAATTCTAAGATGCTTTTAAACGCTTCTAAGAGCGTTTGTTGAAATGGTCTGATAACTATGTTGTCCATAAGGATAGAAGCCGTTCTAAGCTCCTCTGCGTTATTACCAAAGCCTGTATTATCTTTTATCCCAAGTAATATTGGAGAAACAATTCTGTGACCTAACATTATTTTTTCCCTTGCTTCATCTGCTAAAAACTGATACTGTGCGTGTGCATCAGGTAAATGTATAGGTTCAATGTCTGCTTTACGATCAGGGTCATCGTTAAATGCTAGAATAAACTTACCAGAATTAGATGTTCCTCCAAATTTATCTTGGATTTTTCTTTCTATTAATTGTTGTGCTTCTTCATCAGGAACACCATTGTTAAAATTAATTAGTAAAGATGGCTGTAAGCCATTCTTTATGTTGTTTATGTGGTAGTTTGAAACCTCTTCTTCCAGTGAACAATACTGTAAACAGCCGTGATAATCAACTGGAGCATAATAATAAAATCCTGGTCTGTATGGTCTAACAACATAGATTTCCCTTAAATCTACTTTGCTACCAAAACCATAAGCAGGTATTCTTTTTGGTATATCTGCTGGTTTTATTTCTGACCATTTTGGATGATAATAGTACGCTTGTATTTTCCCTTCTCTAGTTTTCTCTGCTCTCAAAGTTTCCATAGGGAAATGTACTAGGTTCATAATTCTAGTTTTTGATCTGTTGTAAATTACTTGTATAGCAGCTTGTCCAAGTAACTTATAGTCATTTACTATCTTTTTTACTTGGTCTGATTTTAGTAAAGATTTCATTTGTGCATACATTTCAGGTTTATCATCACTGTCTGTAGCATCAATACCTTTACCATAAATCATATCTACTATACCATTAACACAACAAGAGTTTGTTGGACTACTTAGATATAACTGTATTAGGTTGTCAAAGTAATCATTGTTTTCTCCATAACTCACCCAATCATTTTTATAATCTTCTTTTACTTCTGGTATTGTGTAGCCTTGAAGATTTACAACTCTGATGTTATTGTTATATGTTTTTTTATCTTTTGCCATATTATATTGTTATATATTTTTGACCTGCAGCATCAGCACTATGTTCTGTATACTCACTTGTATTTAAAGTATGTGGTATAGTTCTGTTAGTTTGTGCAGTGCAATATGCTTTTGATCTAAATAATAAATTGCCTGACCTTGTAAATTCAAGTAAATACATTTTACCTTCTGATAGTATGTTAAAACTACAAGGTATTTGTATAAAGTTACCTACATAAGATGATGTTAAGCTTGTTAAGGTTTGTGTTTTTCTTGTGCCATCTTCTGTAATAATAACTTGAACATTACTATCAGCTTTATAAGATCTAGGTACAATTTTAATTGTTTGCGAACTTGTTACAGGTTGTAATAGTATCATAATAAGATAATCAAAATCTATTAAGTTTGTTCATAAAAAAAGCCCTGACTTGCAGGGCTTTCTTACAAAACTTATGAAAAATCACTAATTACCTCCACCTGGTATACCAGATTGGTTATCATCTACATCTACATCTGCAACAACTCCTGGTACAACAGTAACGTTTACGCCAGAGCCGTTACCAGCAAATGTTAATTGCGTATCTGTTTCTACTGTAATATCACAGAAGTTTGCGGGTGCTCTTTCTTGACCTGTGAAAGTCAAGCTATACCCACTTAAATCACCCATTCCTGCACCGCTAGAAATTGTTCCACCAGTTACATCCATTCCGTGCTCTAGTCCAGCCATAAAATAATTATCATTATTATCTTTTAAAATTATGTGCGGTCTAGCGAATGAGATCAATTTTAATTCTTTATGATCTTTAGGTGTTAGTTTTGGTAAAACCAAAGTTAGAACTTGCTCGAAGAACGTACCACCTGTATCTGTCGAAGAGGTGATAGTTTGCTCTAAATTGGAGTTGCCTTTAAGATCGTATCTATAAGCGGCACTAGCAGCAATAGAAGCAATATTATCTTCAGTTCCTGAAGTAGTATTCATAACTACATCACCTAAACCGTAATCAATAAAGTATACCGCTTTTAATCCACCTACCGAATCTTTACAAGGTCTTTGTCTTCCTTTTGTTAAATCACAACTCATATTTATTATTTTTATAAGGGGGCTGAACGCCCCCTTGATTAAACATTAAGAGTATAAAACAATATCAGATCCGATACCGTGCTGTACTCCTGCACTTCCTCTAAGAACTACTCTTACATTTTGACTTCCGTCAATGTCTGCCATATCAATCAATTTTACTTCTTGCCAGTCATTTAATAAACCTGTACCGAAGAATAAGTTTGATGATTCAGCAGCAACCATTTTATCATTTCCTAATCCAGGAGCTGTAAATAGTTGAATGCCTTGAAAGTTCATATCTGTTTTACCTACATTATATAAATCTCTATAACCTAAAGCTGCTTGTGCTTGAATATAAAATTTAGCTGCGCTTGTTGGTATATAAATTTTTACATCTTCTTTGCCATATACTGATCCTGGAATTGCATCAACAACTTTACCTAATTCTGCAACAATATTTGCGGCTGATAAAGTAGTACCTGAAACATCAACAACATCACCATCTGCAGCTAGTAAAGCTTGAAATCCATCAAACTCACCGTTATTTGCAGTAGCACCTTGCCAAATGTTTTGTTCTACTTTTTCAGCAACCTTTGCTGATACTTGTCCGATTAAGAAATCAGAAAAGTTTCTAGGTAAATTATCGTATTGGCTAAAGCCCATACTGTTTGCTTCCCAGTCCTGTCTGAAATCTTTTTTACATAACTGTAAGTTTACTTGAAACTCTTCTGGTTGTAAAATTCTCTCTGACAATGTTATGTTTGAAGTTGGATCAAAATCACAAGAAGCATCTTTTAAAATACTATCTAATGAAAGTTTTTTGATAACTTCTTTAAATTTAATATTGGGTTTAATTGAAACCCCACCTTGAGATAACGTTACGCCACTTAGTAAAGCTGCTGCAATATATTCACCAGCAAATTCACCTGCGTAGCTTGTAGTTATACTTGTTGTAGTCGCCATATCTTTTTATTTATTTAATTATTATAATTCACCAACTGTTATTGAAGAAGCAGCGTTACCATTTCCAAATAAGAAATAGTTTGTGCCGTCTGAGTGAATTTCAATAAAGTCACCGATGCTTTCTGCATCATCTTCAAATGTTACCCTATCTACTGCATCTGCTTCAACGATTGCTCCATTTACAATCACTCCACCATTAATAGTATCTCTATTGCTAGCTGGAGACTGTACAACGAAGTCAGTTGAAAATGCTGCTGATACAATAAATTTAACTTTAAAACCTGCACTTGGTGCTGGTAAAGTCATTGTATATCCTGTTCCAGAAATCTTAAATACTTTTCCAGAGTCTGATAAATTTAATGAGGCACTTGCTGATACTAATTCATAATCATCAAATATTCTCATTACATCATCGCTAACGTGTTCTAAAACTGCCATAATTATTTATTTTTATTTATTATTGTTTCCATTACTCTGTCAAGAGTAGATTTTCTTCTATTTTGTGCAAATAATATTTTTCTTTTACTATTTACATCTGCTTGTGGATCGTGAGCTATTGGCTCAACCACTGGCTCTTGTGCAGAAAGTTCTTGCTTCTCTTCAGAATTTAATTCTTCTGGCACATCTTTTTCATCATCACTAGACATTTTTTGTATCATACCTTTAACTTCAGCGATTGCTCTAGCTAAATCTTCTTTAGTTGCGTACTTAGACATCTTATCTTCGTGTTCTTCCATTTCTTTGTCTTCGTGCTCTCCCATTTTTTTCTTGTCTTTGTCGTGATAACCAGCTTCTACTTCCTCGTTTAGTTCAACATTTTTTTGAGCTTCAGAGTTTTCGTTTTGCTCATTAAGAGCAATTTCTTCATTTACTTCTATATCAGAAACTTCAGTGATTTTATCATCATTTTCGATTTCTGTATTTAGAAGGACATTTTTGAATTTGTCTACTATTTCACTTGCTTTCATAACTATATATATATTAGGTTAATCATTATTTATTTAGGGTGTTGTATTTTTATACTTTACCTATACCTTGATTTATTAGATAACCTTTACAACACTTTCTTGAATATGTTCTGCCATCGTCACAAAGGCAGGCTCTTTTGCCTGACTTTGGACTTGTTCTACTTGGAGTCTTAAATGGTTTTTTCATTATGTACTTTTAGGATGTTTAGATGGTAATAAATCATAGTCAGTTGTATATTTTGCATTTTGTGGTCTTCCGTTTCTTACCAAGTACATAAACGCATTGACCCTGGCGTGTGCCCATTGTGAGGGTGATGAAACTCTTGGTGAGTGACTTCTATTGAATGCGCCTAAACCTCTTTGAAATACAGAAGCTAACATACCTACTGTAATACCATATCCTAATTTCTCTTTATATCTTTTATTAAAATCGTCAGCTTTTTTTTGTAGAGCTTTACGATCTTTGGCAGATACTTTTGCACCTGTTTTACCTTTTGCAGTTCCTTTTGCACTTCCTTTACCTTTTGGTCTTGGATTTGGTGTTTTAGATCCTGGAGCTTTTGGACTCTTTCTTATACCACCCCTAGGTCCAACTTCTGCCATCTTAACACATTTACCGTCTTTTCTTTTATAACCGTCAGGACAATGATATTTTAACTCTTCTTTATTGTGATATTTACAAGGCATATACCAAGTTTTACCTTCAAACTCGTGTTCGTGTATGCCTTCACATCCAATATTTATAGCCATCTCTTCTGCTTTCTCTTTTGATGAGTAAGCTAGTCTGTCATCTATTATAGCGTAGTCTTCATCTACAGATTTAGATGTTAATTCTATTTCTCCTAATTCTTTTAGCTTAGATTCTGCCCATCTAAGACCAGCTTTTCCACCCCAAGCATCATACATAAGTTTACCACAACCATCACCATAAGATTTAGACACTTCTAAATCTTTTGCGTGTCTTAGCAAGAAGCTTCTCATTCTTTTTATCGTGCTTACACTTAAATTAGCACCTTTAGAAATTTGTGCAGCTCTTCGCTTGCCTACAGGTGTTCCGCAACTACCCCAACCATTTTTTTCTACATATTCTAATACTCTTTTTGCATTATTTCTAACTCCCGCAGGGTAATCTGAGTAAGTTTCTAGTTCTACATCTAATTCCTCTGTCAATTCTTCTATCAAAGACAGTGCTGATAGCTCGCTTTCTTCAAGTTCTTCTTCTTCGTCATATTTTAGAGCATCTACAAAGTGTCCTTCAATAGAAAAACCTTTAACTTTACCTGTTTTGACATAAGTATCCCAAATTTCATCATTATTGACTTTCATAGTAACCATCCAAGTACCTTTTGGCAAATCAAAACCATATTTTTTTGATTTGTCCATTTTAGGATCTTCTATAATCCAAGACTCTACAACTGACAAACCGTTTAGGTTTATTTTATGCTCTAAAGTGCTATTATTTTGTTTACCTTTTGTCAAAAAAAGCTCTGCTGCTTTTTTGACGGTATTTTCGCTGAAGTATATAAAATATTCTTGCTCTTCAAACTTTCTATATATTTTTTTGTTTGGTATTAGGGCTGGACCCATTAATATTTTCTTTTCTTCATCTACTTGCGCTAACTTTACATCTTGTGAAGCAAGAGCAATAAATTCTTCTTCTATTGCAGGATCATCTACTATTGAAATGGCTTGTATTCCAGAGATTTCATTCTCTTCATCTAAAACAAGCTCTATAACTTTAAAATCTTTCATAATAAGTAAATCTTTTTTATATGTATTTGTTTTAATTAATTTTAGAACTATTTATAATATTTCTATCTAATGCAAGTCCTGTTCTAACATCACCGCTTACAACAAAAGCTCTAATAGGTTCACCTGTTCTCTGTGCAATAACTTGTGCTAGCTGAAACTGCTGACCTGTGCCTACTATGTTGAATGCAGGATCTGTTGGACCAACTTGTCCTCCACCAGCACCTCCTGTGCTAGATCCTAAAGAAGGCGCTGATATAGCAGACGGTACAAATTGAGTTCTTGCTATAGCGGCAACTTGTGCTAAACCTGTCGCAAGAGCTATTGCTTGTGCTATTTGTGCCCTTATTGGCGAGGTTGGATCTCCAATAATTAATTGTGAACCGTATGCTAAAATACCAGTTCTAAATGTTTCTACAAGTGCATTAGCTATCATAGCAGCTTTTTGTAGCTTAAAGTTTTTTTCTGCTATTTTGTCTCTTTTTTTCTGTAATGCTATTTCATTGTTTTCAATTTGTTTTTCTATAGCTGCCTTTTGATCTGCAGAAAGTTTTTCATTCCTTAATCTTTCAGTGAGTTGGTTGTTTAGTAAGGCGGTTTTTCTTTCTTCCCTACTGAGTTCAGCATCCGTAAGTGCATTTAAAGCACTTGACACTTGAGCAATCATATCTTGTATTTGCGCAAGACTTTGATCTAATTCTGCATTTAATATTTCTTTTCTTTTATTAGAGAAAAATTCAACTATCTTAGTTTTTTCTGTTTCAAAATCTATAAGACCATTACTTTCTTCTGCAAGCTTTTCAAGTCTCTTTATAGCTCCTTGTTCTAAAATGTCAAGGATTTCCAATTCACTAAGTTCGATAAACTGCTCTCTAAATTTGTTGAACTCAAGTAAAGAGTCAATACCGTCATCATAAAAATCTTCAACTACTGTAAGTGGCTCTTTCATAGATTCTGCATCTTTTTCAAATAAAGCTGCAGTTGCTTCTGCTAAATCTTTTCTATATTGAACCTCAGCTTCTACTTCTTCTGCAAATCTTTCATTCCTTGCTTTTAAAAACGCTTCATTTTGTGCTTTAGCTAATCTTGCTTGTAAAACCTGATATTCTTCTGATTTTAAATATTGCTCTGCTTTTACATTTAAAGACTCTTGAGTATCTACAAATAAAGCTATTTCAGCTTGCAAAAGTTCTACATCTGTTTTTCTACCTGATATTCTTTCTTTTTCTAAATCTATTCTTCTTTGATTAAGTTTGTCTGAAATGTTGTTAATTGTTCCCTCTCCTTCTCGCAAAGATTCCACATAACCTTCTTCAAGCAATCTTGTTTCATCTACCTCAATACCTAATTCTCTAAGAGCTTCTACTCTTTTACCCATAATCATTATTGTAGTTGAATTAGCTTTATTAAACTCTTCAAGAGTTTGGTTTGCATTTCTTTGCTTGTCTCTATTTCTTATTAATATTTTAGTTTGTCTTTCTAATTTGTTTATAGCTCTTGTAATATCTTTATCTTGTTTCTTGAGCTCTTTGTTGTTTTCTTTTATTGATTCTGTCAAATTAAAAAAATTAGATCTTAACTCTTTTGTAGCCTTATTTGCTCCTTCTACTCCCATTATAAAATCTACAATACCTTTTTGGAATTGCTGTAACAAAGCAATCAATACTTGAAATACTAGAATTATAGCTAAAGGTCCTTTTGCTAATTGATCGCCTAACAACTTGAAAGCGTTTGTTGTACCGCCTGTTTTTGCTACCAAAGTAGTAAACAATGTACCTAATTGTGATAAGTTGTTTGTGATTGCTGTTATACCAAAAGGTAAATCGGAAACAGTTCTACCAAACTCAGTAAGAGTTGCACCTGCAAGACCAGCAGATGAAATCATATCATCGTTTACGTGTTTATTTTCTTTTAAAGATTTGCTAAATTGCTTAGAGTTTTTTTCTGCAAACTTCATAGCTTGCCCTAAATCTTTTACCTTTTTTTCTGCATTAGGTAGTTTGACTAGAAATTGACCATCATCAACTACAATCTTCAGTATGAATTGTTCTTCGTTCATTTTTTAAATCTTTTGTATTTGTTCATTACTTCTTTTAAATTACTAGGTGCTTCATATTTACCTTTTGCTATATCAATAAAAGGAGATACACCATAATAATTATCTAATTTTAATAAGTCTAATATATTTTTAAGCATTGAAATTATTTATTAATTCTATTTCACTTTTACCGTTTTCCATATCGGTGCTTATTGAGTTTATTTTGTAACTCTTTTGATTTATTTCAAATCTATCTGCAAGAGATAAATTAAGCAATATCTTCGCAGGAAGATATGCTGTTACCCTAGTGAGTCTATTCTTCGAGTCAAACACATCGCTTATGTAATTAGTGTAATATTCACTAAATAAATTTTTTGTAACTGTTTGTGGAGGATTAGTATATTCATTAAATTCTGTACCAAAATGTATAGATTGTCCTGCAGCAGTAAGTGTTGTGACATTTGAGGGAATTATATAATTAGATATTGCACCAGAAGAAACACCATCAAAATCTTTTGTTTGTATTGCAGTTCCGCTTGTAATTCTTATAGGATAAAATAATAAAGGTTTATCTATAAAAGCGTTTTGATCTATATTTACAGACCAACCAAATTGTATATCTGTAACAGTTGCACCTGTTTGATCGTTTAAATCTAACAATCTTTGAAACTTATGATGTTCAAATGGTAATTCTATTTTATATATACTACCATCTAAAGTAACATCAGATAAATTAAAAGTTTCTGTGCCCCACTCTAAACTAAATATTTTTTCGTGTGTATCAGCAAAAAATGTTTTTCTACCTAAATATCTAAAATCTATTTCTTTAAAGGGTAAAGCAGTATTGATTTCAGATTGATCAATATCAACAAAATCTGTAATGTTTTTTGTTACACCACTTGCATAAAATGTATCAAGAGTTTGTATTTTAATTGTTCCATCGTCTTCTACAAAAGCAGTAAGGTTAAACATTTTAAATATACCAGATAAAAAATCTATACATTTAATTTTTGGTATTTCAGATGAAATATTAAAAGGTTGCGACTGAGTTACTGTCAAACTACTAAACGTAATATTGTAAGAAGTTTCTGGTAGAACACTACCTCCACCGTGTCCAATCACTGTAACCGTTGCAGTGCCTGTAACGACTAGTGAGGTTGTTGATGTTGTGCTAATAGTAAATGTATAGTCGCCTGGACCTACAGGGCTAGGCGTAAACAAACCAACCATTTCTAATGTTTGTGTACCAGTTCCTGTTTTGCTATATTCAAGATCACCATTTAAAAAAGCAGATATTGTATATGTTATACTATTATTATTTGGAACTACATTTAATTCAAAGTTAATATTATCGTTACCTGATACTGTAAGCTTACTTCCGTTTGATACTACCTGGCTATCGTAACTCGCACCTGCAGAAAAAGTACCTGTTTGAAAAGTATTTACAGCTTGAGAAAAAGGCTCAACTACTTGCGAGTCTGTTCCAACGTCACCACTTTTTCTATGTAGCCACATAAATAAATTATAATAAGGTGTGTTTGTAGTATTTAAAAAATCATCAGAAAATGTTAAATCATATTTTGTTTGTATAGCTTCTATAATTTTATGAACTCGTAAAGCGTATTTTAACTCTTTAAGTGACAAAGCTTTGTTTGCACCTGCTGTTTTATGTATATCATCAACAATACCAGTGTATCCAACGTAAGATCCGCTACTGTCACTATTATATACAAGTCTTCTTGTATGAGTAATAATAGGTACTATAAAATCCGAAATAGGATTTTGTAATTTACTTTTTATTTGACCTGCAGTATAAACAGTATTGAATGCACTTAGATCTAAAGCTGATAAAGTATCATCACCCATCAAAGTAGATAATTTGACTGTGTTACCAAAAAAAGTAATTTTATACGAATTAGGTTTATTATCTTTTAAAAACACACCATCTAATCTTATCTGACCTTTTTTAAAAGGTGTATGATTTAATTCTATTCTTGAGTTCTTTCTATTTCTTGCATCAAAAGCTGAAATTAAAGTGTTGTCAGATCCTACAATATCAGAATTGTAATAATGTTTAAATAATTTATTTGTGTTTGGAGAAGCTGGTATATTGAAAGTTCTAGTAAAATCTGTAAATATTGATCCAATGTCTCTTACATTTTGTATTGTTTGTGTTATAGTTACAGATTCATCTTTAAATAAATCTACTCTTACATCACTACCATCATTATCTTCAATAAATAATTGTATTGTAAACATTATCTTATATCTTGTATTTTATCGTTTGCAAACTCAAACTCTATAGTATAATTAACAACTTTATTGTTTACACTTGTCTTAAATTCTACGTCAGAAGTTTTAATAATTACAGGGCTAACAGATGTTTGATTGTTAGCTATATTTTCGTCAATCCAAATCTGCTGACTCATAAGAAGCTCTTGTATAGGATTAGATATATCTTCGTCTAAAAAATCAGTGTTTAACGTAATTGATTCTTCTCCTTGTATATCTATTCTTTGTTTTTGTGCTTTATATGTATCGTAACTAAATGTAGATTCGTTAAAGTTAATTGTACTTCTTTTGAATTTATCAAATTTAGTTTGTAATTGTTTTATAGATTTTTTACTAAATATTATATCTTGTAGTGCACCGAACCTGTTGTAGAATATAACTCTAAATGGTGTAAATTTACTGCAAGCAATTTCTTCTAATGTTATAACTTGAGATAAAGATTTATTTAAACCATCTGTTATAGTTACTGTGCCGCCAGTAAATCCATTTGTTTGTGAAATAACAACGTATTGAATTTTGTCTGAGCTTCTACCGTCTTGCACTTGGTACGCTTCTCCACTAACCATTATATCATCTGCAAGTGTAAGTTGTGTATCGCTATCAACAGCAGTAACATTTGTTACTGTTTTGTCTGTTGTATTGTAAACTGTCATACCGACTTTAACAGTAGTCAAAAAGTTTTGGTTACTATCTACAAGTTTATTAGCAGTTGTACCTGTAGCAGTACCAGAGTCTTTTATAGCACCATCTGTAATTTTTATAGGAGTTATAATATTACCCCAAGTGTTTTGATATGTATTCCAAAACTCATCTACACTGTTCCAAAATACATTTGAAACACCCCCAAGAGAAAATGTAAGTGTTGATTGATTTGCAGAATAAACAGGTATTATAATATCTTTACCTTGTTTAAAATATATTTTTGAGTTTGTTATCAGTGCTTGCTGATTTGCTAAAATGCTATTACCTGGATTTATGCCATCTTTAAAAAAGCCATAACCATCAAAATTAATCCAAGGTGTATTATTGCTAGCTGTTGCTGTAACTGTTAAAGTATAGTTTTCACCACTTGTAAAAATATCGCTACCTAGAGATAAAGTTGTATCGCTATCTACTGCTGAAACTGTAGCTGAAGTATTGTCTGTAGTATTTTTTGCAGTTATTGTAAATGACGAAGGTAATAACTGTCTTATAAATGTAGCAGTGCTATCTACTAATTTATTAGAAGTTGTTGCTGTAGTTGTACCAGATTTAATTTGTACTTCTGTAGTTATCTCTACCCATACTCCGTCTACAGCTAAATTATAATATTCAGTTTTAAAATAATCCCTAATGAGTTCAGCTATCTCTATAGATGCTGAAGTCTTGCTAAATATTTTATAACCTTCACCAGAAGCCATAATATTTGTATCTAAAGATAATGTAGTGTCACTATCAACGGCACTTACTATAGCAATAGTATTATCAGTTGTGTTAAATACTAGATCTCCTACTTCTACTGTTTCAGAAAATAGTTTTACAGAGTCTACAAGTTTACTAGATGTTGTTGCAGTTGCTGATCCAACTTCAACAACATCAGCTAATTTATCTTTTGTTATTGTATATGTTGCTGTAGCTGGTTTATTTGTTGTAAGATGTCCTGTATATATAAAAATAGAATATACAAATTTTTCACCAAGAGCCTGTGCTGCTTTATAAAATATTGGACTTCTAGTTAATTGTGGTGTATAATTTATTGCCATTATATTATTGCTTTTAATTCGTCCATAATTCTTTGTAATTCTTTTTGATATTCAACACCAATAGATTGTGCGATAATAGGACCAAATTTATTAAGTGTGTTTTTTGTAAAATTTATACCTGGTATACCTTTTTGTTGTATTTTTCTTTTTATGACAAAAGCTAAACTAGATTGTTTTACAGATTTAGCTTTTAAGTTTTTTTCAGTAATCCAATCTTCTATAACACCTCTTGGTGGATATTTACCAGGTCTTCTTCCTGAATCAACAATTCTTTGATATTTACCAGCTCCTTGAGATTTTATAGTTAGTTGTTTGCCTTCAACCTCAAAAGTAAGATTATCAACTAAAGTACCAGATGCGTATTTTGGCTTATCGCGTTTCATAAGTTGATCTTTTATGTCACTTACCATTCTTGCTCCTAATTCATCTAATACTGTAGTTAATGTTACCGCCATTACTTATTATATTGAGTTATACATACAGCTAATCTTTGATCTGTATTTTTAAATTCTTTACGCATTGTAGGATCAGTCATACACCTCATCATAAAGTCTTTTCTTTTTTCTCCTGGTTTTCTTTTAGTTAGTGGCATATCAACAAACGCTTGTAGTTTTATTTGGTAACTCTAATATTAAGTCCATTCCCCAGCCAGCTAATTGATTTTCTAGTGTATCTAAAAATGGCTGACAATTTATATCTCCTTTTACTTGAAACAAATCTGCATAACCAGAACCTCTTCTAAGATTCTCTTGTAAAATATTTGCTGCAGATAGTTGTGTGTTTAAGATGTCGATAAGATTGTCGTTAC